ATCGCTATCATCGAAGGCATTGCGTCCTGATGTATTCCTGCAGATAGTTAACCTGCGCGGTTATCTTGTCGATTCCACTTCGGAGACGGTAATAATTGAGTTCAGCATCTGCTGTAAGTCCTGGGCTTTCTCCATCGCCCATGCTGCTGGCTCCGGTCGTTGACTTTGCACAGGTGGCGGCGACTTGCAGGCGCTTACGCCCAGCAGAAACATCAGCACGGAGACTTTCGATAGTCGCGTTAGCATCAGCAAGCTCCTTTGTATATCTGGCATCGAGTTCTGCTACGTCACGTTGACGCTTCTGCATATCAGAGATCGTCGCCATAGCCGAATCTAATGCCATAGCGTTTTCGTCGCGCTGTTTTTTGTATTCAATGGCTTTATTGTGGTAATGATTAGCTGACCAGACAAGACCACCAGCAATACAAGCAATAAACGTTAAAATGAGCGCCCAATAACTCATCTTCATACCAGCAGCGCCGCCCGCGCCTTGTTGTATCGAACCTTACGATCCTCAATACCGTTCAGACCGCCGTTAATGATGCGCGTAACACGATTAATATCGGCACCGTAGACCATGCAGCCTTTAGATGTGTAGAACCATGCAGCTGAGCGCGCGGCCTGTAGCTCCTGCTCCAGTTGTTCAGGTGAGGTCACCAGATCTAACTTCAGCGCCGCGCCACAGATGCGATAATTATGGAGGCCAGTGATTTGAATTAATCCTCTACCGCGATATTTCCAGCCATCACCGGGTGCTTTGTTACCCAGCCGGTTGCTATACACCAGATTGGCAATAGCATCCTGACGAGCTGCATGTCCGGATGTTCTGCCAAGGGCATCAGCCTGCTGCTGTGTGATCCTCTTTCCGAACGTCGCCACCAGCGCAGATGGCGTGTAATTAAAATTTTCAACTACGGCGCTAAACCCCATCGACTCATGGCCTACCTGAGCGATAAACATCGCCTGATCCGCTGGTGCTGTAATGCCGAATTCCTTCATCGCCGCATCAATGTGCGGAAACCAGCGCGCAGCCAGCCCGGCGCTAATACCAGCCGCCTTTTGAAATAATTGTTGGTTCATTAGTGCCTCAGATGATCAACCAGACGTGCAACGTTGCCTCTGACGGCCACCAGCACGGAAAGAAAAATAGTGTTCGCCACGATAATGGGCCATGAGGAATGGGGATAAATCCCACAGAGATAGGCCAACGGAACAGCACTGTATGTAACAGTAATCAGCCAGGCTAAACGTGAAACCCAAGGACGATGCCGCGAATCACCACGACGATAAAACATCAGAGTAATAACAACACAAGCACATAACAGCGCATTTATAGTTGCTGTCGGGTCATTTAGCTCCACCTGAACCTCCCCGGCGCGTTATAAGCGCCACCAGCGAACCGATATCCTGGTTATTCAGAAACGTCAGGATTTTAACGGCTAAAGCAGAGACGATTACGGCACCAATAGCATCCAGAGGTTTATCACTGTATCCGGTCAAGTTTGCCAGCTTGGAGCCAACCAACCCAGAGCAAAGGATTCCGGCAATATACGACACGATAAAATATGCCAGTCGACGCGATAAACTCAGATCTGCTGCTGTTGCGATGTAGAATACAGCCCCTGCAAATGCGCCAAATACAACACCGTAATCAGTTCCGGTCAGCAGTCCATAAACACTAGCGCCTGTCAGGACTCCAGCAGCTAACCCTGTGCCGGAAATCGGATCGGACATTTAGCCCCCTCTTAATTGCTGTGAATCCTCTCAAAAGTGAAGGGAATAAAAAGGCCGCCATATGGCAGCCTTAATATGAATAATTAAGTTTAGTTAACTTGGTAAGTGTTGCTGATTACCAACCCACTTAAACGAGTCAAGAACGCCCTGAACAATACTTTGCATTTTTGATAACGATTCAGGTGAAATGTCCACTTCACCATAGTGACCATCAGACATAGTTGACCCGAATTTGGTGCCATTCAGATTATTTAATATCAAAGCACCTTGCGGTGCATTTATGAAGGTATTACTTATAGGCTGGAGATTCAAAGGCTTCGGTTCTCTCCCTGCGCCAAGCCCTCGAGCCCTATCTTCGAGGTGTTGAGTTGAATTCCTAACCCCTCTGAGATCAGGAAAATCTTTACCTATCTGATCGTGTAGGGCTTTTATCGACTCAGGAGCATAAGGTTCATTCGAAATAACCTTTATAAATTTATCAATAGTATCAAGAGAATAAAGAAAAGATTTTGCATAAATAAAAATCACACAATGTTTGTGGCTACGTGGAATTTCACCAGAACTCCACTTTTCTCGTTTAAACCTCGCGTCCACCTCAAATTGTATGTTTTCAGGATTCTCAAAAGGGGATAAACCTAACTCCTCACGAACTAGTGTTTCGATGGTTCTTCGTTCTTGCATTTCTTTTTCCCATTGCAATTGCGAAACCCCTTGTTGTTCTATTTGATTGTTTTGCTGCTGCATAAATAAATTTAATGCAACATTAGCCTCATAAAATGCAAATTCAAGATGGTCCAAAAGCCGTTCTATTTTCCAAGACCACTCTTTGTCTTCACTTTCAAGCCAGTTGCCAGGTTTGGTCAATTCAAATATATACATTTGCTCAACTCACAGGATAATGGTAAAGCAATTATATTTTATTTTATAAAAAATGTTATAGGTTATGTCGCATATCAAAAAACCCGCTCGTCGGCGGGTTTATAAAACTTTGGCAACATATCAAATATGCTTCCAATATGGCTTATTTTGTTGTATTTTGCAAGCGCGTTTGAAGGAGATAGTGAAATTTACGTCATATTTCTCCCACTTTGAGAGCTTCTTCATCCTCATAGTATTCAAGAGCCATGGCCAGCGCAGACTCATCAAGCTGGGTAAAAGCGGCCTTTAACCCAGCCCAGTGGCCTGAATAGACGCGCAACCATGTCGAACGGTCAACGCTAACCATACGGGCCAGCGCCGCACCAGCGTAGTCTTTATAGGTTTCATTGTTTCGGGTTGCAGCAATTTCCTGTCCTGCAAGCCATACTAGGCCTATTAGTTTTTTTACTACGCGCTCCTGAAGTGAGTTTTCACCCAAGCATTTCTGATAAGCCTTCCAGACGTATTCACACATCATCACCTGGTGCGTATAGTTAAGGTCAAAACCGTAACAGTACCGCAACCAAGCCTGCTGGTATCCACTAAGCGCGGACACTGCCCTACGCCACGGCGCGGACTCAAATTCTACATCTTTTATCGGCGGCATTGGCCTGGGGCGGCTACGTGTTTCTTGCACGTACAATGGCGCGGAAAGCGAGTTAACAAAGCGTGGTCCCTTATCACCTTCGAGTTCGACAAGATGAATTCCACGGCGTGGAGTGGCATTTTTGTCTGCTGGTGGGTGTTCAGTGAAAGCCTCAAGCTGCCCTTTTGTCCCCCCAGAGAAGTCAAACAGCGCACGACGTAGTTCTATTCTGACAAAATTCAAGTCTTGTTGATTCATACTTCTCAGCGCTCCATACACTTAAGCTGTCGCAATTACGCCGATCGCCAGCGCACGATCGATAAAACGAAATATCAGCTCCAGCTGGGAGCCATACATCTCTTCAAATGCCACGGTATCCGCATGCAGCTCGTCGTGATGCTTTCTGCACAAAGGCAACACAAAGAGGTCATGCGCTTTTGTTCCCATTCCACCCTGACCGTGACCTATCAGGTGGTGGGGATCATCAGCAGGCTTTCCACAACATGCACACGGCTGTGTCTTAACCCAGCGCGTGTACTTTTCATTAACCCAGCGGCGACGTTTTGGGCGTAACATAAAAGACTCCGGCGACTCCGGATCCACTTTCAGCGCCAGCACCTTTTTGGCTTTATCCTGGATGATGCTGGTGGCAGGAATCGAAGGCACAAGGTCACTTTCCCGGGTAACAGACGGCACAACAGGCTTCGGTAATCTCAGTGCCTTACGGGCTGCACTTTCCGGTAAGGCATCCGCCAGGTCATTACGAACCAGCCACCAGCACAGTTCCGGCATTGTCACAACGTGACTATCATCAAAACCGAGATCACGGCGCACAACAGATAACACCCAGCGGGCACAGTTATCCGTTGCCATTGATTCCAGCCGTTCCGTGAACTGATCGCGCAACTGGTTATCGCAGTGCCAGCACAGACGGATTGCGCCCGGCGCGTGCCGCATTGTGGTCATGTTCTCGCTGTGCCAGTCGGAATGAGGCCACTGGCAGCCTTTTTCACGAAGTAACCAGCTTTCAAGACATTCCACGCCACCAGCACGACGGATCACTGCCTCATTGCGGAACACGGCCCGAACGGCAGGATCATCCGCCAGCGGTTGTGATGCCGCCGGAACGGCACCACTGGCGAAAGATGAATAACGCTCCGGCTCAGGCTCCAGCAGGACACGCCCCTGCATAAACAGGGGCATCAGCTCTGAACCTGGCCTGAACAATACGATCCCCATACGCGGGGCAATTTCAGGGGTCAGTAGTGCTCTCACGGTCACCTCAATGAACGGTATCGAGCAGCTTTAACAGCTCAGGGAATCGGGATTCGAAGAAATGCGGCTGCGTCTCGCGCGGATTTGCGGGACTGGTGATGTTCTTGCCGAACATGCAACCTTTCGCTGTCAGCGACCAGAATTTTTTGATGTTGTTAATCGCGGTACGGCTGTATCGTTCGCGCTGCTCGACGATCCCCAGTTTCACCATCTGGTGATATGCCTGATTAGCCGTCAGGCGGATACCATACTGTTTCAGCAGTGCACTCAGTGACAGTGTCGGGCGACTTGAGCCATCGTGTGCATCAGCAGGAGCATCAATGGCATAGCGCGGTGCCAGATTCGGTAAGCCAACAGCCTCCTGGAGTTTCTGACAGGCACCAAGCACTGAAGAGTTAGACAGGTTTAACTCCCTGCGCATAAAGTCCAGCAGAATCACTCCAGCCTGCATCTTGTCAGCAGCCTGCCCGGATAATTTTTCCGGTGCGCTGGTTACCATGTCGAAAGTACGGATCACCTTCAGATGGAATGACGGACTGATCCACATTGCATAGGCATACACCAGTTCCTTGCAGACATAAGTTCCCCGTTCATTTCCCCCATGAATCACACTCACCGGGTCAACACCCAAATTCTGGGTGTTGGTCAATTCATGAACAAGTTCAACAGTTTGTTGGCTGGAAAGAAACTTTCCTGGCTCCTTGGTTCTGGCATTTGCACCAGATGCTACTGCTGCGCGATGCAGATCGTTCAGGCTGTAACGCCCATAAACATCACGACGAACTTCAATACCATCAATAACCATCAGATTATTCATACTTCGTTTCTCCTCTTAATCAGGCGGCTGCACCCGCCGGTTTCTCATACTTACTGATAGTGATCTCGACCTTCCCTTTCGGGATAACCGGTCCCCACTCCACCAGCATTCTTTTCACCTGTCTGTCGTCTTCCCACACACCCGCGTGGGTCAGGGCGTCAAACAGCGCCTTGTTATAGTTGTCCAGATCGCGGATCCGGTTATCCGGAGGAAACAACACGATCTCCACTGAAGCAGGTGCCGACGTTGGTTTCGGCAGACGACGTAACTGCTCAACTATTGCTGCGCACGCCGCGCTCTGAAATTTTCGCCCCGCCTCGCTTATCAGGCTCTTACCAGCAAATGCCCCTTTGTTGGGGTGTCGCCAGTACGTGTTCACACTGGGCGGGAAAGGAAGGATCAACTTCATACTTTCAGGCCCCTCTCATGTAACCAGTGGGCTGCACGCAACCTGGCGTTCTCCTCACCGGCAAGCAGTGCGCGGATGATACCGACCGCCTCGCTGTCGTCGTCCTTCACTGCGGTATGAAGCGTGATCCCCCGGGCCACGCCACGCTTTATCGTGATGACGCCTTTTTTCTCCAGTGCGCGAAGATGCTCCACGGCTGCATTCACTGAACGGTATCCCAGCATGGTTGCCACCTCCTGATTGGTTGGCAGAAAGCCACGCTCTTGCTGGTAAGAAATCAGAATATCCAGCACCTGCTGCTGGCATTGAGTTAACGTCGTCATGCCGCCATCTCCCTAACCAGTTTTTCCGCCTGCTGGCGAACCTGCGCCAGAAACGCCTCACCACATGCCTCAAGTTCATCGCGCCCGATGTAGCTGATTGCCGGTCCCTTCCAGGTCTTATCGAAAACAGCAATAGCACCAGCGAAGAAAGCGCCTGTCGGCACCTGCTTCTCATCCTTCGGGATAAACCAGGCAGGCAGTTCAAAACCAATACGCCCGCGAATAAAAGCAATATGGTCCGCATCTTCCGGCCACCACACTTCGCTGGTGGCAGCTTTGATCAGGAAAACATAGCGCCCACCCTTATCACGCATGGCACTGGCATGTTTCATGATGTAACGCATGCCGGTGATGTATTGCCCCTCATGCTGACTGGCGCGGCTGTATGGGGGATTACCAAAGGCAGCCCCTTTAAGCTCCGCAAGACGTTCTGACCAGTCATGCGCCAGCGCGTTGTCTTCCGCCGTGTAATACGCAGCACATTTGGCGTTATCACCGTCAGTGAACAGATCCAGAACAAACGGGCCAAACAGGGTGTTAATTCCCCAGAAAATGTTGTCCGGCGTGCGCCACTGATCACCCACTTCCTTCAGTTCATGGGCTGGTTTGTTCCGCAGTTCCACCAGCGCCTGGCAATATTTATTACTCATTAAGCCCCCACGTAATTCCCTGACAGATACCACTCATCATCCGATACAGCGCGCTTGCTGCTTTTCCGTAAACACTGCTCACGACGCGCCAGAAAATTGTTTCGTTCTGGCTGGGAGTGGCTTTCACGGAATGCCGCCATCCACACCGTTGCAGCACGACGGTATAAGCCCCTGGACTCCAGTTCTTCCGCCTGGCGGGTCAGGCACAAAATCACCAGGGGATCGTTAGTGCCGACATAGAAATTGCGCACAGGTCTGGTTTCACGAACTGGTTGTGGTTCCGGCTCCTGCGCTCTCTCAGTCAGGCGTGGGAAATGTCTGCGTGTATCTCCTTCACAACGGTGAGCCACACGCCCACTCTGACGTAACTTGCTTGCTGACTGCAGAACGCGCTGCCGTGAGTAACCTGCAAAAGCATCCGCAATGTCTCCGGAAGTACACCCCGGATGGGCTTCAATGAATTTCTGAACTTCATTCAAAAGACTCATGATCACCCCCTGAATCCTGCCGGGATCTGGCTGTAGTCCACGTTGTCGTAACTGGCTTTGAAGTACGGGTCCTCGCGTCTGGCTGCAGATACCGCAGGAACTTCCCAGAATTCTTCGAAATGACGATCCGGACCAAAGAACGTGACAGCCTGTTTCACAAATTGTGTGCCGCTGTTACCCATCGCAGATACCCAGCCCGCGTAGCGTTTCACACCTTCCAGCATGGTTTCGGGGTTTACTCCCTCATTCAAACGGGCTTTCCAGGCTTTGAAGGCTGCAGATTTTGAATTGCCACCAGCACGTTTGGGATATGCCAGCCATGCCTGCTCAAACTCCGGAGAGTATTCCGGTCGGTTTGAACGAACTCGCACGGACTCATCAACTGATGCACCAACAGCTATTGGTTCATTGACTGGTTCTTTGACTGGTTCAAAAGAGTGACTGGTTCTGGGTGAATCTCCTGCACTACCCCCTGGTGCAACTCCTGCACTACCTGGTGAATTTGCTGCACCAGATAGTGAATTATTTGCACTACCCCCTAGTGAATCTCCTGCACCATCCAGATGAAGGAGATAGATATTACTTGAGTTACCTTTTTCACCTTTCCGGGTGACTTTTTTTACCAGCCCGGACTCACAAAGGGCCGCAATATGATTCATCACAGAACGTTTGCTAATCTCGCACTGGTCAGCAATATGCTGGTAGCTGGGCCAGCACTCACCCTGATCGCTGGCATTATCAGCCAGCTTGATCAGAACCAGTTTTCGCAATGGATTACCCACTCGAATTTTCATCGCTTTAACCATCAGCTCCATACTCATGCTGCACCTCCGAGATGCTTCATGTTTTTTCCGGAGCGAAAGGCTATAAGCGGCATACTGACGCGGTAATTACGGCCCAGCGGTTCACAAATCACCTTCTGGCATTCACGGTCAACCAGGCTAACACGTAGAACATGCCCTGCAGGTGTGGTGTACCACTGCCCAACTGTAGGAATTGATGTTTTTTTACGCTGAAGCAAACGGCAAATATTGAGGATCAACGGATTAAGCATGACGATGCCCTCCGCTGATATTCAGGAGACGGTGAATATGAAAATTAGCCTTATCCGCCAGACGAATACGTTCAGCCTGCAAGTTAAGAAGGGTTTCTACCAGAACTTGATGCGCCTGCGGATCCGAAAGAGTTACCTTGCGCAGAGCACGTAGTGCAGTTGTTACATAACTGAGTTTATGTAAGTCTTCATCATTCAGACGAGTGAGGGCTGGGACAGTAGCCATGATGGCAGCCTCCGATAACAGTGAATTACCTTCACCACCGGAAACGCCAATTTCGCTGGTGGTGAACTGAACGGGGTTGGCGTAACCGGCGTTATCGGAAACCGGCGCACCTTTCGGTGCCCCCGTCCAGCCCACCATAATTTGGGTGTGCACAGACGCAGACGATAAAAAAGACGCTGGCGCGTCATATATCGCCGATAACATTTCCAGGACGCCAATCCCGGCACCCGCTTTATAAGGTGCCTGAACAGTGTAACGTCCCGGAATGGCAGAATCAATGTGCTGGTGGTCCTTCACACTCAACAAAATCACGCCTGAATTTCCACAAAGGACTAAAGCACTCATGCGGGTAGTCTTTGCGAAGATAGATAACGCGCTGTGTTTCTGGCTCCCAACGAATAACATGGACATAAAGCCCTCTTCCGTCACGAAACCAGCGGTTAAGTTCCTGCACAACTCGCCCCCCACAGTCAGGTAAAGTTCTCTGTGGTTACTTACAGCCAGGTGATTTGGTAATCTGCATTCATGCCGTAACAACAGGTGTTCAGCGACACTGACCACCAGCTGTTGCGACAAACGGTTATTTGCCGTTAAACTGTTCATGCGTTAGTTTCTCCACAGACACAAAACGCCACGACGCCCGGAGCTGCACACTCGCGGGCGTCACTCTTTTCTGGAGCGCAAAAGATTTTGTAGACCAGTGCTGCATGCTCCTGGAGCTTCGAAATTGACAGATACAACTCATCATTAATTGCTGTCTGCTCGTGTGGCTCCACTACCCCATCTTCGATTGCCGAACGAATCTGCTTTGAGTAACTCCCGATCTGTTCGATGACTTCCAGCAGGCGCTGGTTTATATCGGCGTTCTCTACTTCCTCAATTTCAGGAAGCGATACAAACACCCCACCAGCAGACTGTGCGACAGCATCCGCAATGTAGTGAGTGCCAGCCGCGCGCTGTAAAATCATTGCCCATCCCAGCGGGAAAATCTGATCGCCATCTGCACGAAGGCGGTTGAATAAAGCGTTCTCTGTTACATCCAGCCACTCAGCAGCTTCAGCGTAACCCCCCGGCAACGCCGCGATAGTTTTTCTGACAGCTTTCACGTACCACTCAGGCTGTTTTTCTACTTTCCAGTGATGCTTACCCACGGTTAGCCTCATCGTTCTGTGGTTAAAAATTGAAGGTGTTCTGTTAATCTTTCGGATAGATATCCGGTCTTAAGTCAGATTTCGTAATTGCACCTGACGTGCATTGCTCAAGTTTTTTAGCCAGCACAAAACTGGCTTTTTTATAACCATTGAAAACCAGCCGTAAGTAGCCTGGTGTTGAGCCAACTTTTCCGGCCAACTCACCCTGCTGTTCTTTGGTTAAAGAGTCCCAATACGCTTTCATACAATATGTACCTCCGGTATACATATTACATGATTGAGATGAACCTTCAAGATACTTGTACCTTATCGGTACAAAGGTTTTAATTTCTTTATGAAAACAGTCCATGACATCCGGCGGTCTAACGCCAGAAAACTGAGAGATGGTGTTGGCGGGAATTCTTCCTTTGCCACCATGATTGATCGCGAGCCAACCCAGACCAGCAGGTTTATGGGAGATGGTGCAACTAAAAATATCGGTGACAGCATGGCACGGCACATCGAAAAATGTTTCGACCTGCCTGTCGGATGGCTTGATCAAGAACACCAGACAACGAACATCACAAAAAAACCTGACGTTTCAATCACTAACAAACAAATAACGTTAGTCCCTGTCATATCATGGGTACAGGCCGGAGCATGGAAAGAAGTTGGCTATTCTGAGGTTGATTTGAGCACAGCAGAAACTTATCCCTGCCCTGTACCCTGTGGCGAAATGACTTATATCTTGCGGGTGATTGGTGATTCAATGATTGATGAGTACCGCCCGGGAGACATGATTTTTGTTGATCCTGAAGTCCCTGCCTGCCACGGTGACGACGTTATTGCATTGATGCACGATACAGGCGAAACCACCTTCAAGCGGTTGATAGAAGATGGAACACAGCGTTACCTCAAAGCATTAAACCCAAACTGGCCTGAACCTTACATTAAGATCAACGGTAATTGCTCTATAATTGGTACAGTGATTTTCTCAGGAAAACCAAGAAGATACAAAATAAAGGCCTAATCAATATTTATAACCTGCTTCGGCAGGTTTTTTTATACTTGACAATGTACCCTTGAGATACATAATGTATCTATAGGATACATAACACAGGCAAGATTAAACTAAATTTGGTTGTAACACGGCGTATGGCACATGCGTCGTTAGCGGTCTGGGGACGTTAAAGGGGACAATCCACTCCTTGCTCGGGCAAACAAACCAGGTAGCCGGAATGTGCAAGTCAATGATGATGCTGATAAGACGCCTAACCAGCGTGGCGATCCGGTTTGACGCCTGGGAAGAGACCAGGGTGCAACGATGAGGGCATTTATGGAACCGCGACAAAGTGTGGTGCCGTAACTGGCTAAGTGCTCTCAGCGTTGTGGTAATCCGCGAAATGGCGCGGCGGTAAGTATGGCGGGGTTACTCTTTCCCCGTTGAGGACACCGGATTGTCAGGTTGACCATACGCCTGAGTGACAACCCCACCACAACAGCCACTGCTTTGGCGGTACCAGTTTGTACACTTGCTTCCGGCTGGTACCGCTCTTTTTACAAAACAGAGAAGAGCATCACCGGACGACGGGCTCATAACCCAATCCATCCGGGCGGCTGCCACCGCAGGTGTTCTTCTCTGTTTTGTGGAGAAACCAACCGACCTTGCAGGGTCGATATGATGAGGAGCAGCAAAATGGCTAGCGAACGCAGTACTGATGTGCAGGCATTTATCGGGGAGCTGGACGGCGGCGTATTTGAAACCAAAATCGGCGCAGTTCTCAGTGAAGTCGCTTCCGGTGTGATGAACACGAAAACCAAAGGTAAGGTCTCACTCAACCTGGAAATCGAACCATTTGATGAGAACCGTGTGAAAATCAAACACAAACTCTCATATGTTCGCCCGACTAACCGCGGGAAAATTTCCGAAGAAGACACCACCGAAACGCCGATGTATGTCAATCGCGGTGGTCGCCTGACTATTCTGCAGGAGGACCAGGGACAATTACTGACTCTTGCCGGTGAACCTGACGGAAAACTCCGCGCAGCAGGTCGTTAATATCGTTCTTAATAAACTGATTATTTATCTCATCACTGAATATTTTTATATAGTGAGGACTTATTATGTCTCAGAACTTAGACGCAACCGCAATTAATCAAATCCATGCCCTTATTTCTGCTCAGGGTGTTAATGAAATTATCAGTAAGATTGGTGCCGATGCTGTGGCATTGCCTGAGAATTTCCGCATTCATGATCTGGAAAAATTTAATTTAAATCGCTTCCGTTTCCGTGGTGCGCTTTCCACTGCCAGCATCGATGACTTTACCCGTTATTCTAAAGTTCTTGCAGATGAAGGCACCCGCTGCTTTATCGATGCCGATAATATGCGTGCCGTCAGTGTGCTTAACCTGGGTACTATTGATGAACCAGGTCACGCAGATAACACCGCCACTCTCAAACTGAAAAAGACAGCACCGTTCTCTGCTCTGTTGTCTGTTAACGGCGAGCGTAACTCCCAGAAGTCACTGGCAGAATGGATTGAAGACTGGGCCGACTACCTTGTGGGCTTTGATGCTAATGGTGACGCCATTCAGGCAACCAAAGCGGCTGCGGCGATCCGTAAAATCACAATTGAAGCGAACCAGACCGCTGATTTTGAAGATAATGACTTCAGCGGCAAACGCTCCCTGATGGAGTCTGTCGAAGCGAAGACCAAAGACATTATGCCAGTGGCATTTGAATTTAAATGCGCTCCGTTTGAAGGTCTGAAAGAACGTCCGTTTAAATTACGCCTCAGCATTATCACTGGCGATCGTCCTGTACTGGTTCTGCGCATTATTCAGCTGGAAGCGGTACAGGAAGAAATGGCTAACGAATTTCGTGATCTGCTTGTTGAGAAATTCAAAGACAGCAAAGTAGAAACCTTTATTGGTACTTTCACCGCCTGATTTCATTACTGCAAATGCCCCTGCGGGGGCGTTTACGGAAGCGATAATTTTAACTATTGCCGCCCCTATAAAGAACCATTAAACAATAACGTGACGAAGCTATTGATAGTAAATGAAGCACTTGCAAAATAATTGCATTGCGTATATATACACATGTGTTGTATTACAGCGATAATGGTAAAGCAAATGATTAACTCTGAAGCAATTGAGCAACTAATGTGGCTATGGTCCTTATTTGACATTAAATTCTTATCTATTCTTGCCGCTGCCTTCACTATATATTTTGGCGTGCAAAAAATATCAAAAAAGGTGACAGTGTCGTATTCAGCAAATGCAAGTAGAATATATGACATGCATATATCAACCATAATCCTGAATAATAAAAGAGATAATGCAATTGCTATATCTTCAATCAATATGGAGGTTGAAGGTAAAGGGATACTACAAGTTATTAAATTTGACTCCCCTCTTCTTTTAAAGAACTATGATTCTTTAAAAGTTGAACCACCAAAATTTAGCAGCCTTTATAATAATGATGGCGTAGTTAAGTTAGATATTTATGATAAGTTTCATTTTTATATAATCACGACATCTGGAGATGAAATTAAATGTATTTCTGAAAATAAATATGTGGCACCAAACATGGAAAACAAAATAGCTACAGACATAAGAAAATTTAATGGCATTGTCTTAACAAACAGAATGTCTTATATTTTTTTCTATGCAAATGACAACAGAGAGAAATACTGCATAATAGATGTTTCATTGTTCATAAATGGTGACAACCCATTTCATTTTAATTTTTTAAAAGAAGATGAATTAAGAGATTTTTCTAGCATCCTTATTAGTTACGGATATCACCAACAGTTTAAAAGTTATGCATTGTTTAAAATAGACAACCATCTTGCTCCTTCTTTGGTTTTAAATAAATCAATGATAGAAAATAATATTATTGAAATGAATAAGTAACTCACCGGGTGCAGCCGGTTATGATGGAGAAATGATATGAATACCTTGTTTTTACTGATGGCTGAATTCAATACCCCAAACATTGAACTCTCAGCAGTTAGTCAAAAATACTTTGGTATGAGTCCAGCCACAGCAGAAGCAAAAGCAAACGCTTGTAAGTTGCCTGTACCTACATATCGCATCGGTACATCACAAAAAGCAAAACGCTGCATCAACATTCAGGATCTTGCGGAATATATTGACAAAAGACGGGAAGAAGGGCGAGCTGAGTGGGAAAAAGTCAGAACGGAAAAAAAATATAACTAAACTAAAACTATGGATAACCCGTATATGTACGGGTTATTTTTCTTTATCACTATCTTTTCTTGATTTGAACAATCCACTAACAACGAAACCAACCAAACCAACAATACTAATTGTACTTGTACCTAGTAATGCAACGATCGCTTCAACTGGAGCCTTTCCTTCATGTGCAATAAGAAACGATGTAAACATTGCGACAACGAATAAGCACCAACACGACATAAACCAAACCGTGAATGATGCCATTTTTGTCCGGAGCTCATTGTCTATTTCTTTACCAGTTGCGTCAGCTATCTTATCCCGTACTTGTGATTTGAGCATATCAAGCTGAGCTTGAAGACTGTCCATTCTGTTCTGCTGCATAAACTCATGCAATGCACCAGTATTAGAACCAAACTCTTCTTCCTCCAGAATAGCCTTATTTTCTGAAGAAGAATCATCATCGCGTTCATGATTAGACGGCTCAAATGCGGATTCAAAAGCCTGCTCTTGACTGTCAGTAGAGTTTAAGGATGCTTCAGAGCGACCATTTTCAACACCTGCGGCCGCTCCGATCAGTTTATAGATATCTGAATTATGAGACATGTCATCCCTGAATATTACTTTTTCAGAGGCCCTGACATTGCTGTCGGTTATTCAATAAATCATGATAATAAGCCTTGATCGCATCATTTGAGATGATCGACGAGCCAATACCATTATAAGCTTGTGACCAAGGCGTACCTGGCATATGAGTTAGAGTTGATAACTCAATTCCATTTTTCGAGCCGTAAAACTTATAAACAGCCCCGATAATGCTCTCTGCTTGCGGATCCATAGTAACGATGCCACCAAAAGGAGCTACTGCTACATTCGTAACAGGTTTATTCCCATAGTCTTTGAAAGCATCGTACATTCCAGGAATAACTGGACCGTACTTCCACGCGGAGACACATTCATTGAGCAAAGGCTTACCTGTTAATGCTAAATAGTAACCATGGGCAATATAAGTAAGCTTCTGCAGTTGCATGTGGGTCAGAGGATTATGATGTTGGTTTCCCAACGTTATGAATTTATTGGCTATTTGTACCGGACTGTACATAACCACCCTCCTCATTACACTGAATGTGCAAACAGTATCATCACTGTTATCTCAACCTAACACGAACAAAAAAGTTTTGGAAGATTGCAAGAGCAATTCACTGTGTTTATAACCAGCAAATGACTGTACATATACACAGGTTACAAATTGGTGGCGAATTATACCTGCAGAAGTTGCGATGTCAACAAAGCGACCATCACAGTGTTTTGCATCTCACACTGTTATGACAAAAAATCTTTTGATAGGTTCCCAATAGGCTCCCACAAAACACATAACCAATTGTTTTTCAAAAACGATACATCCTATCGAGCATTGGTGCAACGCTAAACCGACCACTCCAGTGAA